CTTTGCACTCTTCAAGAAAATCAATAACTTCCTGAACATGCTCCCTTGTTGTCATAATCTCTATCACGTATCCTTCGTCGTTATAAACATTAACCTTACTTCCTGTAAACTCCATTCCACACATTCCGTCTGCACCTAATAGCTTTACGTTACCTTCCATTCTCTTAACCTCACTTTCTATTCAAATGAACCTTTATATTAATCTTCTTCAAGTTTCATAATGTCTTTATGGATTAATTTGGCGCTTACCCCCATGACCATTTCTTGTTATAATTTCATGGTCATTTTACTAAAACGGAGGTCTAACACCATGGATAAAGTAGAAATTGAAGAAATGAAAAAACTTGTTGAAATAATAAATTCTCACGACCCTAAATTTACAGATTTTATAAGAGAATCCGATGTCTTCAAAAGAATGGTTGCTACTCTTAATGAACGCGAATTACTCGAAAAATAAACATTTTATAAAACTGAACAGATATTCATAACCTTCTGTTCAGTTTTATATTCCTATTAAAGGATTATTTTGTTGAGTCTTTTGGTTTTTCCTTAAACTCTATAAATTTAATTTCTCTATTAGGAATTAATGCATTTTGAAACTGAATACATCCGGTTTGCCAATCTGACCTTTGATACATTTCGTTGAAAATTGGCCCAAATTCATTTTCAAATTCTTCATCGGGTACATACATATCTCTCTGGCCACCATGAACAAAATGTACTATAACTTTCATTTCCTTCTCCCTCTCTGAATAAAACTCAATATTCCGTCAATACTGTAGACAACCCATTTCTTAACCTTTTCCATTACCCGAGCAGTTAGCTTTTGTTAGCTGCTCTTTTTAATTCGTGCAACTCTTTTTCAAGTTCCTCAATACGTTCATCTCTTATTTGAACATCATCTTTTAGAAACTCAATTTCTTCTTTAAATTTCATTCTTTCATTACTTAGCTGTCGATACTCATGTATAGATGCTTCACGAGATACTCTTAAAAGTTTTATTTCCTCATTCCTCAATTTGATTTGCTCTATAGCATGATCAAAATCATCTTTTAATAATTGATACTTTGTAGAGCCTTTCATATCCATTCCCCCTTGAATAAATTCCTAAATCTTGTCCATACTATAAATACACTTGAGTTCTGAACTTCCTTCTTAATGCTTTTCTGGAGAGCAGTTAGCTTTTGCTAGCTGCTCTTTTATTTTAAATCCGGTTCATATTTATGTTTCTTCTGTATAAAGATCTCATGAACCAATTTCACGCAAAAATCCACGACATCCTCATCACTTGTAATATTCGCACCAATGTTAGCATTCTGAAATTCTTTTATATCCTGTATCATTTTCGTATTCGGTATTTGCTTCTCTAACATTTTTCGAATCACCTTAGATTGACTCTCTCCATCGTAATCACATAGAAACTCAATATCACTCCATAATTCTGTTGGTAAAGTTAGTGATACCTTTCTTGTTTCACCAATTGCTTTACGCCCTGCTCCTTCTCTTTTCCCACCACGATTGTTTTGTTCAGTCATTATATATCTCTCCTTTGAATAAAGTTACTTTATTCAATTGTATTCTTCGTGGTAAATATTATCAATTGATTTTAGTAACTTTATTCAAAAAAAGATTTCTACAAAATGAAATTTTTATACTAATTACTGTCATCCCTCATAATCCAATTCAATTTCATAACTACCTGGTCTAAAATTCCTAATTGCAGATTAACACCCTCACGATATTCTTCACTATGGATTCTCGAAAATCCATTTTGGATCCGTTTTAAACCTGATTTTCTACGTTCTAAATCAGTAATAAGTTGTTTAACTTCTTCAGATTTCAAACTGCACATCCTTTTCTACTCAAATAGCGTTTTGGTTTAAATTACTTGTCTTTGTATTCCATCTCCACAAAATCAGCTAATTCAATTTTCTTCTGCACTTCTTCTTCCAAATAATGAAATACCGCTTCTTCTCCGCCTTGCTCCCTTACATACGAAACCCAGTTTTTCTGCGAATCATCTAATTCAAGTTTTAATGTCGCTTTAACAATCATTGTGTTTTCGCTCCGATCCATCGATTTTGTTTGTTTTTTCGAATCACCTGTACCGTTGCAAAATAGACAAGGTAATTCGTTACCTTTGAAATCAATTGCATATCCTTCTCCGTTGCATAATGAACATGCATCCATAAAATTCACCTCACTTCCGCACAAGATAACGATTTTGTTTTGAAATCAGTTAATGTTTTCACGTTCTTTGTATCCGCAATTTTTACATTCTAAAATTCGAAATGTCACTTCTGACATTGTTTTCACAGTTATACTGTTCTTAGGTTCGCTCTTCTTGATTTCACGTGATCCACACTCTGTACATTCAATTGCATATCCTGACTTATTCATTTTCTATTCTCCTTTCAAACAACGATTTTATTTTGTTTTGTCACATTTACAATCGTGTAGCCACTCATCACACTTTCTACATTCGCATTCACAGTTTTCTAATTTCTCATCACACTTACTGCAGTAATCTATAACTTCATAGATCATGTTGATTCCTCCAATTCAAATAAGGATTTTGTTTAGTTTTCATTAACCTTTTTATCCCCTTCTAATATAGTAATATTATCCAAGTGAATACCCAGGTTGCTCTGGACCAGTTACCTTGTATTCCTTGTATTCCTTGTACGCAGAACCCGCTAGTTATAACGGGTTCTGTTTACTTTTGTCTATACAATAACTATTTTGTTAAATTTTCAATAGTGAGGTTAATAGCTCCGGCTTGATCTAAACCTACTAATAAATTCTCTGCTACTGCCTTTGCCATATGAGTAGCACATGCGATTTCCTTACCATCCACAATAATTTTTAATTCTTCTCCGAAATCTTCAATTTTTACATCCTTCATATTTTTCATTCCCCTTTACGAATAATCTTTTTTGTATTACACATACTACCTCTAAGCCGGTTTCTCCCCGGCCGCACTCTTTCAAAACGGAGCTCACTCCTCCGTGTGCCGTGCAAGAACGTAGCAGGTAACTTAATCGGTTGCCTGCCGTTTTTGTGTATAATTGTAAAGATTCTTGTACCAAATAACGCTTTTATTAAGATTAATAAGGGCTACTTCCTATATAACCTTCGTGTACATTCCATTGCTTGAACCATTCTCTAGCATGTTTTTGAAACACTTCTTCATGTTCTTGCGGAGTATTAACCATCCACTTATTAGTTTTCACAGTAAAATCATCCATATTATTTGGTAACGGAAAATGCCACGTCATATCGAAGGGATTCTTCCAGTACCTTTGACCAATTTTCCAATTATATATTTTGTTATTTAGCAACAGTGCGCTTGCATACACATCATGAGGATAACCATCTACCCAATGAGCCATTATTCGCATCACCTTTCTTAATAAAATTCAAATTTGGTCTTACTTTACCCCTGTGCTTCCGAAACCATTTTTGCCCCTCCGACTTTCCGACAGCTCGTCTACCTCAACAAAATGAGCTGTTTCCACTGGCGCTATGACGCCTTGAGCAATTCTGTCACCTTTCTGTACAATCCTTGCTTCTTCATTAACAGGGTATTTAGTATCTATTACATCCCCGTTCAAACCTGATACAGTAAAGTCATTGAAATCAGAATGCGTAGCTGTATTCTCTACAATGATGCCAATTCCATCACGATATCCACTATCAATTGTCCCTAAGATTACTCTAAGTTTTGTTCTTGCCGATATTCCACTGCGAGGACGTATCTGCAATTCATATCCTGGTGGGATTTCAAATGCTAATCCAGTTGGAACGATTCTTGTTTCTCCAGGTCCTATAATTACATCCTCTGCTGCTACAAGATCAAAACCAGCATCGCCTGGCTTCGCATATTTCGGTAACTCCACATCCTTCAATCTCTTAATTTTCACCCGTAAATTCATTTCCTATCCGCTCCTTATAAGTAACTTTTCAATTTCTCTTTCTGTTTCTTCAACACTTCCAAGGAAAGCTTGGTCTTCCGCTTCTCGTTATCCAATCCAACCAGATGATACTCAAGTTTATGAATCTCGCTTTCTACTACTGTGAGCTCACCTTCCAGCTGTATTTTGGTTTCTTTCTTCATGCAATCCCTCCTACAGTCCTAAATGGCCCATGATCTTTCCTATGTTTTCGTCAAAGCCGCGTAAAATATCTACTCTTGTCGTACCTTCATAGACATCAAAAGTAGGTAGTGTATTTGATTTTAGAAATTCCGTTAACTCATATTTGTATTTTGAATTTTTATCAACGTTTCTTTCTTTTAACACAAGATTTTCTTTGATATGAGCAGGAAGGTTTTCAAGATGAACCTTCGCTCCTTTGCATTTACCACAATTTTCGCCAGTGTACATAATAATCACGATCTTAGTTGCCATTCTCTTCAGTCTCCTTTGCTTCTGCTAATAATTGAGTTACTTCGTAAGTACCATGCTCTGTATATTTCATTATTTTTCATCTCCTTTTTGTGGAATTTTTTCTATAACATTTAGACTCCAGTAAGACGGAATTCTATTGATATCACCTTCACCACTACCGTATTGAATTTCACCTTCTATATAAGTGGCTTCTACCTTCAAATCGTAATTCAAGTTATGCCCCTCTAAAATTTCAGTTTCTAATTGTTCAACTAAGTCATTATCTATTTCTGTCATAACCCCTAATGTCATATATCCATGAATTTCATAAATAAATGGGTTGCCTACATCATAGGTACTTACTATTACAGTGGTTTTATTCATTCTCCCCATCCCTTTCCAAAAGCCCCGCCAGTTCTTCAATCGACCCTTCAAATAAGTCGCGCCCATCTGGTAGCTTGTATATGTGATTATCGATTAATTTGTTGATTAAAACGTCTTGCTCTTGCTCCATGTTGCCTCCTAGCTTATCTGCTGTACTTTCTTACGACTCACCACTGGCTTTGTAGCTGCTTCATAAGGTTTCATTCCTCTAGTAATCCGTCGATAAAATGTAACGTCCTTAATTCCGTTCTTTCTTGCTAATTCCAAATACGTTGCGTACCCTACTGGTTTTGTAGCCGCTTCATATAGATCCATACCGTTTTTAACTCTTTTAAAAAAAGTCGGTTTGCTTATTCCATTTTGTTCAGCGAAAGTTATCATCCCAGCGTAAATTCCGCCTTTCTTCTTTCTTACAGGTACCGTTATAGCGCGCTCTAACTCCCATCCATACTCATTAACCCGCTGATATACATTTGATTTGCTAATGCCGTTCTTAGCAGCTTTCTCGTAATCCTCATCAGTGATGAAAGTTTCGTAATAATTCACAACGCTTCCTCCTTAACTTTTACTGAGCAACGTCTTCCTGTATTGATTGGCGGCGTTGTTGCTGCTTTCTCGTAATCCCATTTCCGTGTATGAATTCGTGACATGAAAGTTTGATAGCTAATTCCATTTTGTTTAGCGACATTCAACCACTTCTTTTCTGCTTTGTTCTTTTGTCTTACAGGCTTTGTTGCTGCTTCATAGCACTCCCACCCTAACCATAATCTGCTGTAAAAAGTGCTAATGTTTATACCGTTTTCTGATGCTACTTTGAGCCATTTTGCATGTTTCCTTTCGTATTCATGCCTAACTGTACCGATCGGAGCTGTTATTGCTTTCTCTAAATCCCATTCAAAATCATAGACACGACTGTTCAATCTTTCTCTGTTTACCCCGTTAGCTGCTGCCCTTGCATATTCCTCACTAGTTAACCAGCGATTTAATGCCATTACTTCTCCCTCCTAATCCAACGCCATGATTTCATCTCTCGTACGTTCAGAACTAGTTATCCCAATCTTCTGAATGCCTTTACCATGTTCTTTCACTGCCGCGCTCCATGCTTCGCTCTCTGTTTTTACATCGAACCAATCAATACGTCGCTTTTCTTCCTTGTCATAGAACTCCACAGCGTATGTCGTTATGACGCTAGGCTTCGCTAGGAATTGCTCTGCCGTGCTCTTTGCTTTGTAATCGAAAGTACCCAATATGTCGTCAAAACTTAGTTGACCGACCATTTTATACGCCTCCGCTATTCAAATCTTTCATATCCCTTAGTTGTATCTTCAAAATGTTTATAATTTCAGTTGTTGAGTTATAAGCGTTTTTCCATCTCATGCATGCTGCTTCTGCTTGCGCTTCTGCTTTTCTATGCTCACTTGCTGCAAATTCTGCTTGCATCTCACGTTCTTTCGCAGTTCCATTCGGATTGTAGGTGAAGCATTTTGCAATTGTTTCTTTCCGAATCGCTTCTGACATCTTCCAATCACTTAACGCTGCTGCATGCAACTTTCCTGTCAGTGAGAGAATATCACCGTATGTTTTGAGTTTTTGTAGCAAATCACCAGGAAGATCTTCATCTAATCCTGCTGCTCTTGCATACAATCCCTTTAACTTTTCTTCATCCTTTGTCATTTCTCATCATCCTTACGCTGCCGCATTAATTCCGCGTCGTATCATATAATCCACTAAGTATTCGTTCATTTTGTTTCTGAATCTCTCTTCAAAGAAATAAGTGAGCTTGTCCATGCTATCAGCGAAAGTAACTGCTTTTCTTTCGAATACAAGATACTCAATTAATAACCAAGTGCTAACAATTCCGTCTTTCTTCGCTTCCGTATACATATCCATAACCGTCATAGCGTTACACTCCTTTTTCGATGAATAAATTCGTTTTCTTAACAAACTGGAATGGTAATGTTCCGACGAATCCGTTACGGTTCTTTGCAATAATTAACTCCACATCATGAATGTCTTCCACTTCTCTTTGCTCTCTATCAAAGTAAGCAGGACGGTGAGGGAAGATAATCACATCTGCAATCTCTTCTATACTTCCTGACTCCCTGATATCGGACATTGCCGGTGCTTTATCTTGTTTACCCTCTACTCCACGATTAAGCTGTGCTACAAGGATGATAGGGACGTTAAATTCCTTCTGCATATCTTTCAGTTGTTTCATGATGTATGTAAACTTCAAATGGTTGCTATCAAACGATTCATCTATATCTACATGTCCTAAGTGATCTATTGCAAATAAGTGTTTTTTACCTGGATTCTCATTTACAGTTTTGCGAATCACTGCGCGAATCTCATTGATTCCCTTTTCAGACCTAACATTTATATTTAGTTCTGCAAGCTCTCCGCATGCCTTGTGGTATTTCTCCCAATATTCTTGGCGACCATTAAAGAATTTGTTCGGATTGTTCATCGTAGCGACTGGAATCTTTCCTTCTGTCGCAATCCATCTGTCAATGATCTTTGTTTCATCCATCTCACATGAGAAGAATGTACCCATATAATCTTTGCTCGCTTTCGCGCCGCGTCGCATCGTTTCTAATACGAAAGCCGTTTTACCAACCGATGGTCTTGCTGCCACGATAATTAAATCTGAAGGTTGCCATCCATCTAATGCATTGTTGATGCTCGTAAACCCTGTTGGTGTTCCGCTCAAGCCTTGTTCTGGCATTTGGCTATGTTGTTGCACCCTAATTTGTAACTTCTCTTTAAAAGAAGGCTGTGGCTTTATAGTGGCAATTTGAACATTATTAATCTTTGAAATTAGTTCATTTAGTTGCTTAGAGCTGTGTACGAACTTCGTTTTATCTTTAAAGTTTTCAACTTCTTGCAAGGCTTCTTCAATCGCTACGAACTCGATCATCTTATCTTGTGTGAATTTGAAGTTATGACTTAATACTCCTAATCCATAGACGTTACTTAATGTATTTACACCGCCGAACATTGCCATTCTGTTCTCTCCTACTTGAGCTAGAGAGTTCATATCCGCCGGCTTGTCCTCATTTCGTAATTCCTTCATTACTTTAAACAAGTTTTTATTGTGTGGATTCATGTAATGCTTAGGTCTTAATCGTGTTTCATCTATTAAACTGTTATCTCGCATCATCATGCCGAGACTATGACATTCGTTTTCGTAATGAACCTGGTACTTATCCATCCGTTACACCTCAATCAAGTAAATTATCAATAGAATAGTTAGCTGTTTGTTGTTGCTTTTGTTCAGGTTTCTTATATTCAAGGTATCTTTCATCATTTAAGAAACCTTCCAACATCTTGATATACGTAAGCTCTGTATTGTTACGATCACATTCCTTTGCATAGCATGTAATTCCGTACTTAATGTCTTCGTGACTATGCGTTTTATCTAGAGCTTCTTTATAACGTTGGAATGCTTTCGGTTTGTTTCTTTTCTTTGGATAAATGCTCCATATTTCTTCAAAGTCATCACTGTAAGAATTCTTCTTAGGCTTCTTCTTCGTGTCTGCTTTAGCAGCACATATATTATTGTTGTTATTCTCTGTAGTAATCTCTGGTAATGGTCGGGTCATGTTGTCACTCTCATCGGGACAAGTTGTCACTATGGTCGTGCCACTTTGTCCACCGATGTCATTTAACACTTCATAATTTATGGAATACCACTTAGTACGATCTATTGCTAATTTGTTGTAGTTACCTACAAACAACAAATTTCTATCTTCAAGACTTTTGAATATCCGTTTCAGTGTGCGTTCGCTCCAGAAAGGGAATTGTTCGTTCCATTTAGGAAAACTGTTGTAAATCCATCTTTTCTCGTCATGAAAGTGACGGGACATTTGTTGCCAATAATGTATTTGTTGCAACACTATCGCTTCATTTAACCCAATTTCCTTCGCTAAAGAAGGTAGAACCATCAATGGCGGTTCGTGTATTAATAAATTGCTCATTTAGTCCACCTTCTTCATCCAACATTCATAACTCACTAAGTCTTCCATTCCTGTGAATCGAACCTTGTCTCTTCCTCTAAATTTACCTTCATGATGGAAAGTCTTTTCTGCTCTATATACTTTCTTGATTGGCGTTATATAGTCATAACCTCTAGCTTCTAAATCACGAACTGCTGTTAACATTTCTTTCATCGATCCACGTCTTACAGGTATCTTAAACATCAATCTCCACACCTTTCACATTTGGCTATACCGTCATTTACTTCCAAAATCTTATATCCGGGATAACGCTGTGGTATGCGATTCAGATACCTGCAAGCGTTCCTCATAATTTCCTGTTCATTTATTGTGCCCTCATAAACCCATGCCGGGAGGACGACACTTGATATAACTTTTTGATTCAGCATGGGGTTTCATCTCCTTAGTTTGCTTTCTCTAATGCTTCAACTTGTTCTTTTGGCTCTTCCGTTTCTTTTTCTGCTTGTTTAACCCATTTAGCTAACTTTTTGATTACTTCATCAGCTTGTGCCTTTGTTAACTCTGTAACTTCTGCAATGCTTAGATGACCTTTTATCGTGTCCTCATCTACTTTTCGAAGAGTAGCGAGCTTTTTGATGTTTAATTTGATCGCTCCGACTTGCTGAGAAGAAATAGGATCTTCTTGTATTTCGGGCAAATCTTCACCTGCATAGATGTATAATCCCAATCCATGAAGTGCGATTGCTTTTACTAAGCAACGTTGAATACTTGTGTTAATATCGAAACTATTCGGCTCCGCAATCGGTTTGTTTTGATTGTTAAGTATCGGATGAATCTGACTCAGTGGTAATCCTTGTACAGTTACTTCAACTTCTACAAAATAACCACAATCCGTTTTAAGGTAAGGAACGCCATCAAATCGCTTAACTTCCCATGTTGCTGTCGGATCTACTTCACGAAGCTTTTTAACTGCCCACGCCCATGATAAGTAGCTAAAGCGCCCTTTCTTTTCAACGTGTTCCGAACAATCTATTTGAGCTAATTTAGAAAAGTAATTTACAGTTGTCATATGAATCTTCCTCTCTTTTAAAATGGTGATACTTCTGTTTGTTTGCTAGCTTCATAAACTTCCATAAGTGCTTTTAATCCATATTCGTAAGCTAGAACCATTGATGATGCATTTGGTTCGTCACTTTGCTTATATCGTTCAACCAAACTCATCAGAATTTGAATTTCAGCTTCTATTTTGTTTTGTAGAGCCATCTTATTCACCTGCTACTTTCGTAATTGAATGATCAACTACATACTCTTCAACACATTCCGTTGAGTTGTGGATGTAGTCTCCGTCAAAATCCAAGTACTCTTCACCCAAATAAATCTCTTGAGAGCACCCTTCGCAATTCCCAATAGAATCATTAGTTGATGAATCGTGATGGTTTCCGATTAACATTCCGTTTTCAGTCATTTTTACGCCCCTCCATTAAGTTGATAGCTTGTCCTTGTGGTTTATCGAAAACTACCTTTAATGGTTGAAATAACATTGATGACATTTGAAGCATTTCGTTTTGCTCATTCGTTAATGCCACTGGGTATAGCACTCCATCCTTGCAATACATTAAAACTACGCCGTCTTTCATAATTAACTTCCTCCTTGTTTTTAGGAGAAAAGATTTGGTATAATGTAAGTAGAAAGATTTACATTTCTTTTCTCCAAACCGTCCTAGGCGTAGGGCGGTTTTTATTTTGTTTTTATTCCTTTTCCCCAGCGTTTATAGATAGGGATGATTGGCATAAATTCGATGATGTCAGCCTTCCATTCTGGCGGTTCACCTTCAAAACGACTTTCCACTTCATAATGTTCAAATCTACATAAGTACTTGTTTCCTTCTAAATCCTTGCAATATGTCGGTTCGAAACATGGTGACATCTCAATTCCTCCTTAATTCTTTTCCCATCTTCCAATCCGAGTTAAATCATTCATAAACTTTTCTTGGTTCATTTCGATAATTGCTTCATGAGTAATGAATATACTCGCTCGCTTCAATACTTTTTCTTTTAACCAAAGCGTTCTACCAAAATAGTAGACATAATGGATTCCGTTCTCTTTTTGCTGTAACATGACATTTCCATACCGTTTGAATGTGTTTCGAATTTCTTTCACTAAATCGTCCCACTCTTTGTTAGCAAACGATGTTTTCGTGTCGTTATACCAATTGATTTTTTGATAATCAGTATCATCATCTGGATCGCTAGTACAAACTTCTTTCCCGCGATTTTCTTGCGTTAAATATTGTTCATACGTAAGTTGTACCTGCTCTTGTATCTCTACATGGTAGAAATAACCTTGTTCTTTTGGTTTTGGGCTATAAAAGTTACTCATTTCCATTCCCCTTTCTTGATGCCTTCGAGCATCGGAATATCCAGGAACAGTTGCATTGGTGGGGGACACCTGTTTTTTTGTTTTATGTAGTTCCTGAATATTCCGACAAGCGAAGGCTTGTCCTATCTTAATCAAATAATGATTTCATTCGAAAATAATGTTCATATCGATGTCGCATTCATAACCGCACTCTATATTAGGGCAATTAATAAATATCATATTTTCACTTGTATCCAACTCTAAGTTTCCAGTGCAATTTGGACATATCAATTCACTTTTCATCTTTCTCCCTCTTTTCTACAAAATTAAAATTGATTACCTATTTAGCTAGAGTGATAAACTCCTTATGCATTTCCTCAACCTTATCTGCGCTGTTATGTACACCTCTAGCTCGTAAATCACGTATCATTTTGATGATGTTTGCTTTGTCTTCCTTATCCTTCTGCTGTTTATCCATCAATTTTCATCCCTTATATACCGTCTATCTATCCAATCCATCAGACGAATAAATCCCGCAATCCCAATGAATATAACCAGTATCATGAAATGTGAGAATGTGCTTTCTTCCATTGTTTACACCGCTCCTTCCGAATGATCGTGTAATAAATCCAAAGCCATTTCTATTAGTACTTCTAGATGTTCAGTTCTACTTGTAATACAAGGAAACGTCCCTTGTTCATTAGTTATGGTCCCAGGATAACGATCTCTTCTATCTGTAAACGTAGATTCTAAGATTTCAATCGCTTCTTTTAACTGACTCATGCTGTAGCACTTCCTTTATTAAGCAGCTTGTCTGCTACACGAACCGCATCTTCTAGTTGATTTGTCATTGATAAGTACTGTGGTCTTGTTAGGTCTTTCAAACCATGTTTCTCTTTATATTTGGTAATTCGTAATTTCAAGTTAGTCTTGTATGCAGTGTTGAATGCATCTGTGAAAGCTCTCCATGCATTCGGAATGGTCATTTTCTCTTGTTGTGCATGTCGTCTAATCATTTTGTTTAAGCGTTGCTGCAAGTCACCGATTGTGTCGATTCTGTCAATGTTATCTAATCGGTGATTCACTGTTGTTACTTGCTGTTCTAGATGAACCATTCTTTTTTCACTTTCCATATTTTGTTGAGCTAACATATAGATCAACTCAGCTGGTGACTTCGCTTGTTGTTGGCGGAATCGTTTTTCTACTTCAATAAAGTATTTTCTGATTGCTCTACCAGCTTCATTGTTTTGTACCATCGCAATTTCTTTCGCTGTATCTATGGTTAGTAAATATTCTGTAGATGGTCTACCGTTTGTTTTACTCAAAAATGAGTAAAAGTCTTCGTTTTGTGCAAACCCATAATTGTTAATCAATCTAGAAATCCAATCGTTGAATCTTGTGTTAACTAACAATTGTTCATGAAGTTCTCTTGCGTTTACTACTTTTTCGTTGTTTTCGTTTTGATAAACCGGAAGTATTTCATTTGCGATTACTTTTAATTGATTCATTTTCTTTCCTCCTTATTCGTTTTTTGAGACGTCTCTTTTTGAGACCTGCAAGGTAAAAAAAGAGACTACTTTGTTAATTCATCAATAGTAACTTCATACAAACCAGCGAGTAAAGACAATCTATGTAAGTTAGGTTCACGCTTTCCTGTTTCTACTTGAGAATACGAGTTCCTGTTCGTGTAACCCATTGTTTCAGCTACTTCAACCTGCGTGAAACCTTTAGAAAGTCTTAGCTCCCTAATCTTTTCCGTGTTTAATTTCATTCGGTATCACCCTTTGTTCGTTTCGTTGATTTGAGTATAACATAGGGAGTCTCTTTTTGAGAACCCCTAAATTTAAAAAAATAAAAATTTTTAAAAGTGTTGTCATTTTGAGAACAAATTTGTTAAATTTAAGATATAGGAAATGTATTTATATAATTATTTTTAGTGTTAGTAAGTAAAAGTTACTAATAAATATTAAGGGGAATAAAAAGAATGGACTACAAATTAATTAGTAGACGTGTTAAAGAGATAAGGACTGACATACTAAAACTTAGTCAAAGAGAATTCGCTGAAGCGTTAGGAATACAGAGCAGATCTGCTGTTTCTATGTGGGAGAATGAAGAAAGTACAAAATGCCCATCTAAAAAGATGAGCTTAGAAATCGCGAAGCTTGCTAATGTATCGGTTTCTTATGTATTAGGAGAATCTGACGAAAAGAATCCTGAATCAGTAGCTAAAGACGACTTAGAACAAGTAATGATAGATATACGTTCTAAAAACCCAGACAAACAAAAAGAACTAATTGAGATGATAAAACAACTAGTTAAAATATCAGGCGATTGATAGCATCAAATGCTACCGATCGCCTCTTTTATTTTTAATAGCATCTCATAAGACTCTGCATCCCCATTTTGAGCCGCATTAAAGATACCTTGTAAGTTATTTTCAATTTCTACCAATTCTTTCTCGATGTTAGTTTGTTCCATCCCTAAATCCTCCAATATTCTCATAGTAGTTTGTGAATTAATTCACATTCATTGAACTTTACTTCGTTTCTGATAAAAAGTTCAATAACCCCAAAAATGAAGAATGACGTCTTCTGCAAGAGAAGACGTCATTCTTATATATCTATTAAATTAAATTCCTGTCCCAGGATCAGACATAAACATAATTGTATTTTGTGGTTCCTTAGCAACTTGTTTCGGTTGCTCTTTGTTGTCAGCAGGAGCGAATAAAAAACCGCCAGCTAACGCTACGCTTGTGATTAGCGATAGTACTTTTTTCATTTAGCATCACCCAACTAAATTATAGCATTTTTGGGACATTATGCCTAGGTTTTTCTTCGCCAAATACGAATAAAAAATATCGGAAGATCGCTCGAATAAATCCAAAGCATCGCTTAATATTTGTGGGTCATTCCCCTTCGCTATTCCTAGATAAGTTAAGCCAAAAGCACCTAGCTTCCCTTTAGTTTTCAATACCTCTTCTAAAATACTTATTGCTTTTTTTGCATTGCCTTTTTGTATTTCTAAATAAGCCTTTTCGACTTCATCCTTAGGTTCGATATTGTTCAGATCTACCTTCCAATGTATCTTCAAGAAGTCGACCGTATTCAATATCATATTTTTCCGCTTCATCATTTGATTACCAGGACCATTCACTATAATGCTAGCGGCAGAGTTTAAATAACCTAACGATTTGTGATAATCCGTAAAAATATACGATTCTCCTAGTACACCATACGCTGTTGCTTTAAAGATAGGGAATAACATGTCTGAGTTATCATCATTGATTATTCCATGGCATATACTTCTTAGTTTTTGGATTTCATTACATGTTAACAATCCATAAATAGTAGCTTCTTGTATTTTAAATTTTAAAAAGGCCTTAGCATAATCGTCTTCTAACTCTTCGACCTTCTCATGTAATTCTTCAGAAAGTCGAATCATCGACTTATAGTTTTTCTGGTCATACCTAATATGAAGAAGAACTATACCCTTGAGAATCTCAAATTCAACATTTTTTGACTTAATACCCTCTACTTTTTCTTTATAAACTTTTAATAAGCTATCTCCAGATAAATCACCTTTGTATCGCAAATATATTAATCTGCATACCGTTTCCCAATCATGTTTAATTGTTGATTCATTTAACAGCTCCGCTACAGTGTCTAATTCCCCGTGTGCTAGTAAATAATATACGGCTACCTTTTTATTACCCTGTCTCTTCAAGACGCTAGAATATTCGCGACAAAAACTCCTTCTCGCATTAATATCATCGGGATAAACTTCCTTTAAAATCACTCCGTATTTGTTAAAAACGAGTTGATGTTTTCCTTTTAAGAATCTTGATAATGTCGCTCCATCAATATCTATCCTCTTCACGAGTTGGGTTCTATTGATATTCTTACTATTCATATCATCAGATATTTTACTTAACACTTTTTGCATAACTTTGCTCCCCTTTTTTCGGAACAAAAGACACGTTATACCCAAATTTTAACTTTTACAGGAAAACGCGTCACTACATTCAAGAGATGTGTTATAATTTTATGTAAGACTTGCAGTAAGTGTTTTCCCTACGGCATTAGGGAAAGCGGTACTATGGTGTTCGTTGCACCTTAGTACACGCTGTGAGTCTTTTTTACGTCCGTTTTTAGTTATTATCATTTTAACACAAATTTCCCAAAATTCAGTCGTAGAGTTATCAGACTATTATTGAGAAAGTTGAGAAACCGCTGTGTAACAACGTTTCTCGAATTAAAATAATTTGAATATGCAATTATGCATTTAGACGTTTGAAGAACCCATATGCATATTTTACCACTAATTCAACCAAAAGAGAACATAGGTTCTTATATTTATTTTAGTTGAGATTAGAAATATATCAAAATCTTATAAATGACAATACATCTATCATTTGTAGTATATCGATATTTCTATAACTATAATGTCACTATGAAAACTTTAGGTGAAACTTTAAAAAAACTTAGAAAAAGTCGTTCGTTAAGACAAGCTGATTTAGCTCATGAACTAAATCTCAGCAGAAGCCAGATCAACAATTATGAAAATGGTTTTTCTGAACCTGACCTAACGACAATGTTTCGTCTCGCCTCCTATTTCAATGTAACGTTAGACGTACTTACTGGACGTACTGACGTTATTGATGATGATAAGTTACATAATACTCTCTTAGGTGTTCAAAAGACGTATGGGGCGTTATCTGAAAGCCAAAGAGAAAACTTTTGCAAACAACTTGATCATTATGTGAGATTCCTAGGCGAGAATAACGAAGTGCTGTGATTCGGATGTTGTGCCTCTGTTGCTTTCATCATAAAAGAAAACTTTTCCAATATCTAGAGGTAAAATTTGACATAATTTTACCAATCTTACCATCGAGAGCAAACGCTCTCTTTTTTTGTATATAGGGGGAACTATATACAAAAAACACTGCAACCATAACGCTCAAGGCTTGTGCATTTGATTATATTTTATAACCAGCTATTCTGACGGAATAGAGGTAAAATGTTCTTGTTAAACCATAAAATAGTTGAAAATTGACCGTTTTTGTTTAATTTAATGTAATCCTATTAAAATATGCAATATTGCATATCCATTAACTGTAATACGACCCTTATTTTGCTGATAACATGTTAGTTACAGATATGCTACGATACGCAAGTATGAACCGCTATTGCTAACGTTTAGTGGTCCATCATTCACATGCTAGGAGCATAGTTTCCTAGATTGCGGTTTCATTCCGCAGCCCTTAACTATTCGTTGAGGGCTTTTTTTATTTTCATTCGACAAAATACGACAAAATAGTTGTAATTGAATTTGTTATGCTTGGGTTGAAATCTTACATTCTGGAGGAGACAAATAAAAATGGGGAATAAAAACAAAGAGAAAAAACCTAGCGAGTCGCAACTTGCCCAACAAGCGATAGCGAATAAATATCAAACTTCACCTATTATCGTAGAAGCTAAGTTTAGTTCAACTGATCGTGGCTATGCCGCTGTAGATAAAGATCACATTCAACTTTTCAAGTTCAATAAAGGGACACAAGACGTTTCTAGCGTCGGTACATACAACTTTGATGAATATGACACTGTTACTATTGATAAATTCGCTGTTAAAGCTGTTATGGAGTTTAAAGGGATGAATAAAACGTTCGTATTTATGCCAATTCAACAAACAAACGATATTGAACGTTTAATCAAAACGAACACTTCTATTCAAATCGATAAAGTAGAACGTAAATTACATAACAAAATATTAGGGTTCCGATCAAATACAAAGTGGAAAATGATTGTAGCAAGTGCTGTATATCTATTTATTGTAGTTGCTGCTGTTAGCGGGTTTATAGATAAGAAAGAAGAAAAGGTTGCCAGTTCACAAGTTTCTCAAACTAACAATGAACCAGCAAAAAAATCATCAGCATTAGATCATGCACCAAAAGAAACAGCCAGTAAGCCTAAAGATACAGCTCTAAAAATGGATGATGGCCGTAATGTAAACATGGAGATTTACAACAAATACAACGTGAAATATCCGTCTCTCGATCCAACTACAAAGGATAAGGATTCAATGGAACATTTTGAAAAGATGGCTGAGAAGTATAGCATGTCTGTACCAGAATACATTTCAAAAGAAAAAGAAATCGTTGCTGCTAATGTTCAAAAAGAAAAAGAGGCAAAACAAAAAGCTGATGAGGATAACAAGCAGCGTGTCGGAGCTAGTAAACCAACTATCTCAAAAGACGAGTTTGACAGAATCGAAAATGGTATGACATACGATCAAGTAAAAGAAATTATCGATAGTGATGGCGAGGTTATGTCTGAATCTGGAGATAAAGGAACTGAATACTACACAATCATGTACATGTGGAAAGGTGAAGGCTCACCAGGAGCTAATGCTAATTTCATGTTCCAAGGTGGTAAGCTGAACAATAAAGCCCAGTTCGGATTGAAATAAAAAAGGCACTCATTCGAGTGTCTTCTCTTTTTGTCTTCTTTAAAAATTTCACGTACTATATCTGATTGATAAAACCAAATTCAGATATAAGGCTATGCTAACAGTCCCCCACTATAATAAAAACCCCCTAAATAGGAGGTTCATAAGTAAATAGTTAAACATCGCATATAACTATTGCTTTAAAGAGACAGTCATTTAATTTTTTATCTACCGTACTGATTAGACAAATAACCAATGCTTTAAAAGGACAGTCATTTAATTTTATATTTGTTTTTTTAATTGGCTAACCCTAGCAGGTGTTATACCCATTATTTTAGCTATCTCTTTACCTTTTAATCTTGGATTATTTTCTACTATCTCTTTTAACTGTTTAATTTTTTCATCTTTTTCATTAGTTTTAGACGTTTGATGTTCTTCCCAACTGACTGATCCACGTGCTTTTCGTTTTCTTAATTTATCTCTACGTTTAATTTCTTCAGAATCAATCAACGTATCCATAATTTCAAGCTCTGTTTCTGTCAGTTTAATGTCTAACTTCTTAAAAATCGTCTCTGTTTTCATTGGTTTTATTAAACCGTAGGGTAATCCTTGTTTACTGAAGTTGTTAGCCGAAAACGCATCGAAAAACGCAATTGCATCTTTGTACGCATCTTTTGCCGTCCGTTCTATTTCTTTTCGTTTTTGTGGTTCTTTGAACTTATTGTTTAATTGAAACGTCATTTCTAACGTCGCTGTTTGATTTTTAACGATTAAAGCAGTGGTGAAGGCATAAATGTATGTCATGTCGTGTCTGTGCTCTATTTCGCCGTTTCTGAGCATTACAATCTTCTCTAGATCTGATTTTCTTTTTGTATTCAAACTATAAAGGTTCATTACACCTTTTTGAGACGGTAATGTTGAAATTGACCCCTTTTTACGTGTCGCTGTGCGTTTTGGTTGTCTCTTTTTTTCTAAAGGTGGCACATAGTCATACAATTCCTGTAATTCGTGCTCGCGCCTTGTCCAAATTTCAAGACCTATTTGCTTTCCGGTTTTGCTATGAGTTGTATATGGCATGCGCAAAACCCTTGAAAGGTCACTACATGATCCGTCGGCTCCTAATGGCATTAACATTTTTATAAAATGATTCGTTATGTATTGAGATAAAAACGCCATTTGTGGAGCAGCTCCGCCTTGTACAGTGTAAATCAGTTGCATTCCTCTTCCGTACATGACAAGGTTTGGACATGGTAACAGTCCTTCAGCAATACAATCTTGCAAATTCTGAATCACGTATTCTTTTGAGATATCCAACTTGTAAAAATCTAAATCTACTCCAATGTTTCTTATTTGCTTTAAATCCGTCGCTTTCCTACTTCCGAATGTGAAACTATTCAGAGACAGATAAAAGTCCTTATTTGAGGGATTAGACATATTTGAAAGAGTTTTAACGTCGTTCGTGCCTATCCATAATTGTTTTTTATCGTTGCCGCTTAAATCTAAAACAGCTATATATCCACTTTTTTTATGTTCTGATAGATAGCATTCATGCCAATCATCAATAAACGTTTCCTGCGACTTCCGTATCGCTAAAGACATAAGAAAATAGCCTCCTTATTCAAATAAAAGGAAGCTACACAAGACACTTTTTTTACTTTACCTGTCTGTCTCTTTTTGTTATTATAAAGACAGACATTAAGTTTGTTCTGTGTAGCGCATGCTAATAGAACAACATTATTACCTTGTGTAACTATTATAGAAGGATCCATTCTCAAACTTTGGTCGGAGCGAGAATGGGTCCTTTCGTCTTTTATTCCGTTTTTTCTACAATTATTGTAACGCAAGATTACTAGAGATACAAGGACAGACGACAAGCGATAGGCTTGTCTTTTTTTATGTCTTTATGCAGGAGAAGGCTTGTTACTACAGAATTAATTATCATTACGTTAGATTGACAAAACTGTAATGATATGTTTTTATTTTGTTATTGATTAAATAACGAAACGTTAACGTTCCGTTAACATGAAAACAACGTTAACATAACATTAAAATAATGGAGGTGTCTTTATGGCCTACAAATTAGCGTTTGTGCAGAACAAAGGTGGCGTTTTGAAGACTTCTATGGCTGTAAATACAGCTGGATTGTTCGCTAAACAAGGGGAAAAAGTATTGATTGTTGATGCTGACGAACAAGGAAACGTGTTACTATCATTTGGTAAAAATCCGGATGAATACAAACTAACATTGTATGATGTTCTTGTTGATTATGTATCACCAAAAGCAGCAATCATTAATGTTTATGAAAATATTGATGTGCTGCCGTCTAATACCGATATGGGTTTTTTAGATTTTGACATTTTACCCCATCAAGATAAGTATATTAATCCATTCCTTTTATTAAAGGTCGCTCTAATGTCTATCGAAGAACATTATGATGTTATTATTTTTGATAGTCCGCCTAGTTCCGGATTAATTCAAAGTAACGTTATTTGCTGTACGGACAATATCATTATTCCTTTCCAACCAGAAAGATATAATGTTAGATCTTTAATTAAGTTGATCGATGTACTTAAAGGTTTCCGCGAACAAAACAATCCCGATCTGAAAATTGTAGGTGTAGCATCTACACTTGTACAAAAAAACACGGTTTTACATCAAAGTGTTATGCAAGATGCAAAAGAATTTTGTGAATCAGAAGATGTACACTATTTCGATACGTTTATACCTAAGACTATTCAATTTGCTAATGCAATCGCTAATGAAGAATTGCCGTTAACTTTAGCAAAGAAAAATAATGAATTTGCCTTGTATTATAAAAATCTATTTAAGGAGATGAATGAGCGTGAGTCGCAAAATGTCTAATCTTTTTCCAGGAAGCGCAACAAGAACTGTTGAAGACATTAATGAATCAGACATAAAACATCAAGATAACATTAACGAAACGTTAGAAGAAAAAAACACTAATGTTAACAATAACGTTATCGAAACATTAACAGAACAGAAACAAGATGATAATAAAACAGAAACAAAACAAACTGTTAATGATGTTATAGAGAATGACGACGTGTTAGGATTTCTGAACACGAATAAGAAAAAGACTTTAGTCGGTTTTCATTTAGAAGATGACATTAACAAAGTAATTAAAAAAGTGTTAGGAAAGAACCCAGGCAAGGGTGCGCAGTCAGAACTGGCAAATAGAATATTCCGCGACTTCTTTGAAAAAAGAGGTTTGTTATAAAGCTCTGTATTTACAGGGCTTTTTCTATGTAATTCAATAATTAACGTTATATTAATATTAATGTTAACAAAACGTTATCGAAACGATTTTGTAACATTAAGAACACAATATAATAATGAATCCATGCATTTGGACAAATAAAAAAAAGCCGCCCAATTAAGGTGGTTTTTTTGATAAGTTTTTTAATTCATCCTTGTAATGCGATAACGCATATGATATATTATAAGCAACAAATGCGTTATCGCATAATTAAGAGGAGGAAGTAGCGATGAATGTTATGAAAAAAGCTTGGGCAATTTCTCGTAAAGGTCAAAAACAATTTGGTGGTAAAGTTAAAGAATATTTTGCTCAAGCTTTGAAAATGGCATGGAGCATCGCGAAAAAAGGGATGAATAATTTCACTTCTGTCTTTAACGCAATAGAAAAGGATGCAAAGAAACAGGCCCAAGAGTTTTTTAAAGGGTATATACAATTGATGAAATCTCGTGGAGTAGACATCAGCAACTTAAAAGATACGTCAGCAACAATGTGTGCACCTAACAATCTAGAAGTAAGCACTTATGTATTATGCGAACAATGTTCTTGGGTTGATGGTGTTGCAACATACCGTATGGGAATCTTCATTAAAGATAATAATGGCAGTAAATTAATCAACCGAGAGGAAATTAACTTTAAGGAGTCAGATTATATATGTTAGATCGTATCATAGGTGTGGAGGAAGCAGCAGAGATTCTAGGACTTTCTCCTGGTACTGTAAAAAACAAATGTGCTGCCGGAGAGTTGCCAGCTAAGAAGATAGGCAAGACATGGGTTCTTGATAAAAAAATATTGGAGGATTTAAAAATGAGTACATGGGAACGAGAAGGATATAAAGTGGTAGAAGTAGAGCATGATTTCGATTTACACGCTTTTGATGTAATCAAAGGGGAAGAGGTGGTTGCTACAATTACACCTAACACGATTGAGGATATGAACCAGATTATTGAAGACTTAAACGACGGTGAAGATGTAAACGGTTGGGAAGACGGTATGGGGAATACAATTTCAATATAAACTAAAAAAAGCCGCCCAAAAGGACGGCTCTTATTTTTACTTAGATTTCAACTTTCCACATTCCATAACCAGGGAATCTCTCTTTTAACTTATTTAGTGTTTCGTTGCACCATGATTCATCATTGAAATCACCTACAACCAAACGATACGCATTCTTTTCTAATCGTATATCCCATACACCATAAACTTCTAAATACTCTTTGATTTCACGTTTAGAATCACCTGCCCAAGTTAGTTCGTCAAAGTCACCGATATGAATCTGATAATTTGTTGCTTTCTGAGTAGTTCCGATATACCAATTTAACGTTTTCACACCTTGCAAATAGTTCAAATCACATTTCCCGATACCAGGTACATTACCTGTTTCAGTATATTGCCAAATATCACATGCGTATTTAGGTTTATTACCACCGTATCGTGGAATCCATAGGAAATCAGCTTTCAATCCACTTAAACCATAATTTTCGTACATGTGATGACTTAGATATAATCCGATTTTCCAACCTTTTGATTTACAACGATCAATAAAAGCTTGAGATGCTGCAGCAAGGTTATTAGCTCCACAGGATTGTAATGTATCATCTTCCACATCAAGAACAAGGAACTTAGCATTCGGGCTTGTACGAGACATAAAATCATCAGCTTCCACAACTGCATCATTAACAGAAACATAGCATCCATAAGCATATGCTGCATGAGGTACACCGCATTCTTCTAATTTTGCTACATAACGTTGATACCATTCATCTACTTTCTTTGAACCGTATTGAACACGACAAATTGCTAAATCAAGTTGCGGTGCTGCTACATCCCAATTAATATTACCGTTCCATTTTGAAATATCTACAATGTGTCCCATTATTCAACATCTCCTTTTAATGTAAATTGTGTTTTTCTAATACATCTTTTTGTTGTAATCCTTTGTTACTTAAATAGTTGTTTTTCCAAGCCATATACAGAGTGAAAGCTCCACTAATGACAGCCACTAAATCGTTTGTGATTTTGTCATCAATCGTTTGGTATCCCACAAGATTTAAGACACTATTAATCACAGCAATTACTAATACGACATAGCGACTAATTGAAGCTGTATCTAGATTTTTCATATTCTCAATTCCTTTCAAATAAAAAAGCGACCGGTATACGATCACTTTCCACCGAATTTAAATAGCGCCGTAATCGCTCCTACAATCACGGCACCTATAACTGTTGTCCCAAGCCAAAATACTAGCTTATCTAATCTGTCTACACGCATATGCGCGCTTTTTGCTGATTGTTGGGCTTCAATTGCAACTTCTTTTACATTGCCTAATGTATCTAGTTTCGTTTCTACTCTTGTTAGTCCAACAAGTAGTTCTTTCATATCATCGTGTTTTAATTCAGCCATACTTTCACTCCTTTTCTAAAAATAAAAAAGCATGCTATAAGCACGCTTGGGTTTGTTATAAAAGCCGTATTTTGTTTAGTTTAAAAATGTTTCTTAATCGACTTGTAAATACCTTCACCATAAATGTACTTACCGCTATTGTTATTCATATGAGTATAGTCAGAACTCCAATTCGTTGTAGTACCTTCCACCTTGATAACTGCACCATTTATAGGTGGATTAACAAAAGTGATTTTTGTTGGTTTTGTAGCATATCCGTAGGTAAGGTCACTATTGTAGTAATATCCATAACCGCCTGTGATAAAAACTTCTTTACCAACTTCTATCTGTTTCCCATCAACTGTGACTCTTACATTCCTTAATAAAGGACTAAGGTTACTATCAATAAGGTATGTTTTAACACCTGTTGAAGTAATTGTATACGTTTTATCTCTCTTATTTGTATCTAAATAACGAGATGTCTCGGTATATAAATCAATAAAGTTCCAACCATTACTATTGACTACATTTTTAATTACTTCGCGATACCCTAAAAGTTGACGATGGTTCATATTCGGAACGCCCATCCCGATTAGATGAATAGGTATTTTAGGGTTGTATGCTTGCACTTTAGAAATAACAGACATAAGGTTCGTTTTATATTGGTTTATACTTTTAATCATTACCTTAGAATTATCAGGCAAATAATTTAAATTTAAAGGTGTTGTGAATTTAACTGTTTTCGTGGAAACATCATAAGAATCTACCAACCTTACTTGGCAATATCTCTCGTCATTCGTCCACTTATTAACAATTAATATATCTCCTTTTGAAATAGTTCCTACCGTTACTTCATCCGCTAATTTAACCATATACTTTGTAACTCGACTTGTATCAACCCATCGATCAGACACGTTAAAGTTTCCGTTCCCTGCATCCGTAACACTTCCGTACCAGTAATAACTGTTACTTGTTAACTCATCTGCTGTTATTGCTTTACTTTGAGTTACTGGATATGAGGATGTATTCCAATCGTCATTCGTACCTAACAAAAACGTGATAATGTCAGGTTCATATTCCATGAATTTTCGATAGGAAGTTAATCCTGCATCTTTGTCGAATAGCTTGTATGTGTATCCTCCAATACCTGCGTTCATGTATTCAAATCGATAGTCTGTAGCGAAGTTGAAAATGAAGTATGGCGTTCCACTTTCACCAGGGACAAGACCTCTTATCTTGATTTCAATTTGTCTCGTTTCAACAGAATCAAATTTATATGAGATAAAACTTTCTGAATCAACGTATCTAAAATCAAGTCCGCTTGATAGAGTACTAGGATTAGCTGGATCGAATGAAGTAGAACCATCGCCATAAGTACTTTCTAGCCCATCAGAAAATAGAGCCCCATTTTCTCCGATATGTGATCGAGTATATGAGATACTTTCCCCATACTTCTGCGTGACCGATATGTTAACCCCATTAACGGGAGCTGTTTTGAACCATAAAATGTGATGGATTTCATCGTCGCCATCCATATTTACAACGTTTTGTTTAATGACAAGGAAATCCGAACCGGATGGGATTGATCCACCATATCCTTGAGTATTTAATCCGCCAACTTTTGTTACTCCATCCACAGTTACCGTATGCCCATAAGTAAAAGCTCGTCCTAAATCAAACTTAACTTTCGTGCCTTCTCCAGTGAATGTTTTTGTTTCAGTTCCACTTGGTCTTCTATTTTTATTGTCAATTGTATCAAATAAGACACCATTGAGATAAACATCTAAAATTGTATTACCTATACCTCTTTCGACTGCCTGACAAATATGAATTTCACTTGATCTCATGTTAAATTTAACACTCGAATTTGCACCAGTAATTTTAGTAGCTTTTTCATTATAAAACTTCTTGTTAGGAATGGATGATTTTGTACCACTATAAGTCACATCCGCATTATCAGATAGAAGAGTTTGGCCTTGATTCCCACGAATTAACTGATCTAGTACTTTTACATAACCATCCGCTAAGTATCCATCTCCCCAAGTTACACTATCACCAACAAAAACATTTCTAATCGGTTTAGGCATACCTGCTGCAGAAGTACCCGTATGCACATTGATTTTTTCTTGTAACGCTGGGTCTAAAGCACTTTCTATGATAGATTCCGGTATGATATTTTGACCATTAAGATATCCATCTACTAGGACATGACTTTCATCATTTATCCATGAATCAGACCAACCTAAAAAGATTTTTTGTGATAATAACGGCGTTTTTAATATGATGTATATCGCTAAATAATCATCCAATTGATCTATGATATCATCAATTTCGCTAGAAATTTCTAAAATACATGTTTGATTTCCTGTGTTTTTCGTAAGGATATTACTAGGGAGGAAATTCCATGATCCACCTTTATTTTTGCTTAAAAATTGATATTCTATAGCGTGCGATGCATCGTAAGGTAAATACAATTCGATCTTAAAGTTAATCGCCGGTAACTTAAACCCGCTTTGTTTTATAGAACGTAATTTTCGAATCAAATCATTTAACTCGAATTTTAAAAATGGCATTGATGCGGAAGAAACGCATTCAAACTCATACCAGTAAGGGGTCTTAGCCGCATTGTTAACAGCTAATCTTTTTATGCCATTATGCTTAAACGCCCCACTGTTTTCGAACCCTATTTCATTAATAAGAGGTTTGTTTTGCACAATGTTTTTCGCTTCTTTACACCAATTATAACGACCAGAAAGACTATTGATTAAAGTTTCCATTTGTTGCATTTGATTTTGGAGCAAAGTTTTATCGAAAACATTAGAGTTTGTATTGCCGAACCAAGAAGATACATATGATATTTTGATAATATCTCCTATATTTCCACCTTGAAGATATATATATACTGAAGCTATTTCTTTAGAGTTATCAAATGGTTGTTCGAATACTTCAGCACGTTCTAATCCATCTGTCTTCATATCATACATTTTTACAGTTTGATAAGTTCCGTCTTTATAACTCAATCTTAATCCACATTGAATTTTAGTAGATCCGAATTTACTAATCTTATAATTAATTGCGAAGGATGCCTTATTGTACCGTCTAGCATATTTAGGAATCTTTATACCTTGTTTCGCTTGCGCGGGATAATCTGTATTTAATAGTTGCTTATAATTAGAAGTGTTTTTCACTGTTAAAACCAGTAATTTCTCTCCATATTCTAATTCCTGATTATTGATAAATATCTCATCTATATTTAACTTTGAACCAATTGTTGCGACCTTTTCCCACATGGAATTCGAACCAATTACAGTTCCACCAAGCGTATTAGACTGATAATCAACATCTTTCCCTAATTTTTCTACAGTTACTGACTCTGGCGCGATTTTTTCCGTTGTTACACTACCAGGTGCATTTAAGTCGTTTATATTAACTTCAAGCAAATCCCAGTTTTCGTTCTGTTCTGCTTTAAAATCACGTCCAAATCCATTGTTGCCTATTCTATTGAAACGCACCAAATTCATCACCATCTTTTCTTACTATTTATTGGAATGTAAAAAGAGAGCTGAAAAGCTCTCTCGTTTGTTTATTGGTATGGAATAACTTGAACTTGTTCCTTTGTGCCGCCGATCGTTACGTTAATTGCATTTAATACATCTTGTTGCAAGGATAAAACGTCACCCGATTCTAACGGGATCAGTACATCCAAAATTTTTGTCTCTCCAGCTCCAACTTTAAGGTTCTTCATTACATCTAAAGTGTTTACTGTTACTGTAAGTTTAGCTTCTTTAACTTCATCTGTATTAGTTAAAATCATCTTTGTTGCTGTAACTCTTGTTCCTTGTTTTGTATCATATACAGGAATCGGTGCTGTTTTTGGTACACCCATATAAATTTTTGTTGATTCAACCATAATAATTCCTCCTAATTTATATAAAATTCGCTTTTTAATACTTTTAATCTATCTATCTAGCCACATGCGGATTTTACGGCAGTAGGCTCTCTTTCCTTCGACAGTAGGACGCATGCGGATATATACGCTTCGCTCTTCTCCTGTCGGTACTCCTAAATCTATTTCAAGAAGCTTTCCGTAAACTGCAATTTGGTCATTCGGATTAGTGTTATTCGATACATTTCTAGCTAATACGGTATTCCCATCACCGTCCAAAATCACGACTTCGGAAGCTGTTCCTTCTTCTGCTAATTGTCCCATTAGCACGTTTAAATAACGTGACTTGTGTTCAAATGTGTAGTATTGGCAATTATAAAGCCTGTCCGCCTTATCCATTACCCACCACCAACTAGCTCTATCTACCTCTGTATATGGTGGTTCGTGACCATTGATATCAAACCCATGCTGAAGGACACCGCCAATGATAATGGCGTAACCGTCCTCTCGTTCAACGCGAATAAGACCTCGATGACAATCAAAGCCTCCTGCACCAATATGGACGTATCTGTTTTTATCTTCTGGATCTATATACCAAACGCCAGTGTTATCGGCAAATGTTTCTGTGTTCATGTATAGGCGTTTTAAAGCAAGGTTTAAATTCCCACCATCATCTAATAGTTGCTGCACCTGTTTTTGCGTTTGCTGAAATTGAGCTTGTATCGCACTCATCGTTTTCAGTTCTTTAAATGTACTCAATTCAATAATGGGACTCTTCGTTTTGTCCGTCGGATCATCTTCTATTTCAATGACACGAATCTTTACTTTTACATCAGCTTCTTCGTAAAGCATATATACATAATCACCAACATCGAATTTATGAAGTGGTGATAATCCGTTATCAAGTAAAGTGGCGATAGTAGCTTTGAATCTAGTATCCGGAACATCACTGATATCTTTTTTACACCTCTCTAAAAGGGTGTCGGTTGAATTATAACGCTCATCACGTATAGGTTTCTGTACAAGTCGTCCGAATATCTTCTCCATAGGTGATACGTATTCAATCATAATTTCTTGCTCATCTTTCTTACCATAGCCGCGAATTACAGTATAAAAACTAGACATATCGGTATCTTCATCGAAAGTTTTTAAATTATGTCCATAACGAAACTGAGCGTCTGTTTCTGTACCGATTTGATTCTTGAACGTAACTGTCTTTGTTTTATTATCGATTTTAAATTCTGCGTCATAACGATTCAAAGCTTTCTGCAATAAATCAGTGCGTGTTTCATCTCCGAAGTTTTCGAATCGTGTAGCAGCAAATGCACCTTGACTGATCCATTTCCAACCTGTTCCTTGAAAGATAAAATCCATGCACTGTGTAAAGTTTGTATAACCATTTCGCAAATCGTATTGCCAATTATTCGCTAAGTCATCAAAGAAAATATGTTTTGCTACAATCGACTTCCCAAAATGCCCACGCTTGCTGATACCAATAACAATATACTCATCACCATATTTATCAGTAATTTTGGCTCGTTTATCTACTAAATTATAAACGTGTTGATTATTTTTAGAATTCAAAAGATAAAAGGAAATAGAATGATCACCATTCACTCTTCTTTTTCGTTTGACATCTTTAAAATCCGCTAGCATTTCCTCTTGTCCATTTATCCCTTTAACTACTAACATTTTTCTTCACCTACAAATAATAAAATCTAAAGTCAAATTCAATTTTAAAATCTCCTGTTGCACCAGTTAACACAAAGTCGTTCCAGCCTGATTTTAATGTAATCAATCCCCAATTTGTTTTCCCGAAAATACTTCCCACCACATTCCGATATGATTTAACACCATCTAGAGTAATAATATCGTGCGCTGTTGTTGTGATACCTGCGTAATTCCAAAGGTCACCTGTAGTAACGTTTTTTATAGATAGATTATTAGACATACCTGTATATTTTATTTTCAAAGGCATAGACTTCGGATCGACAGTAATATCACCGGCGTTGAAGATACGGAAAGATGTAGCATTATGCGTATACTTTGTATCTTCTGCTATTAAACCTTGTCCGATTTGCCATAGCCCAGAGTCAAACGTCATTGGATCAATAGTTCTACCAATAGATTCTGCAAATGGTCGATAAGCTACAAAGGAAATAGGAAACTCTCCTAATTCATACGCAATTCTTGCAATTGAAAAAGGAGAGTCGCATTTTACTTCATATCTCTTTCCTGGTTGTACATCGCGCACAATATAAAAGCTTTCTTTCGAGTCGAATAATCGGTATACTTCATCTTTTAATAAGTCATAGTCATAATGATCAACGGCTTCTATTGTTATTTCAGCAGCCATTTTTCTTTCTTTCCTTCTCGTTTCGCCGTCTAAAAGACCATCTCTACCAGGCATATCAATCGGATCGTGGTCTAATACGATACCGCCATCTTTGAAAGAATTAACAAACAACCCTAGTTTAAAGAGGTCGTATGTTTTCCCATCCTTTCGAATGATTTTAAAATTGTGTATAGAACGAGGAAACATTACGACATCCCTCCAAATCCGAATTTTGCATTCATAATGTATTGTTGAGCCATCATACTATCGATGTGATCAAATTGTTTTCTCGCCATTTCTTCACTGTCAAAGTTAATAACTATTTCAATAGGAGTACCATTCGTTCCAGTACTTGCCGTTTGTTGCTGTAATGGCATTGATTTTAAAATACCATCAGCAATCGCATCGAAGGTTTGTTTACGTAACGGAAGGACCGTTTCATCGTATCCTCGTGCATCGCCCACGCCTACAAGTGTAGGATTACCAGGCTTAATTAAAGCCCCGTTTGCTGCCCATTTGACATCGAAAGATGGTAGCCCTTCACTTGCCCAGTTAACTGGGTTTAATGAACCATTTACACTAATCTTAGGGACGGGAATGTGAATGCCGCTAAACATATTAGCTACTCCATTTTTAATTTTATCAATCCAACCCATAATCCCACTCCAAGCTTCTTTAATCGGATTGATAAGCTTGTCTTTAATTTTCATGGCAGCTTCACCTATATCAACTGCCATACGAACTACAGAAGCGATTGGTTCCTTGATAAATGTCTGGAAATATCCAACGACTGTAGACCACATACTACTAATCGTAGAACCGAATGAAGATGCAAGACCTTTAACAGCACTGAAAATCTGTTTAACGAATGAGAATTGGATTAATCCCCAAATAAGCTGAATTGCACCATTAAAGATCTGCTTTATTCCTTCCCACATTCCAGAAAAATCACCAGTCAAAACCGATGCGAAAAATTTGATAATACCCATAATGAGATTTACGGCACCCTGGATAATATCTTTAATAGCAGACCAAGCCGATTGCACAATTGACATCACGACTGGCATCACAAAAGCTATAATAGATTGAATGATTGAAAATGCATTTTGCACTGCTTGCACAATTTGTTGACCGTTTTCTTTCCAAAATGAAGCTATTTGAGAGATTATTCCGTTAACGAATGACATTACATCTGTAAGTAGCGGCATTAAGTAAGGCGCTATTGTGTCAAACACACCTTTAATGAAGTCCCAAGCGGCACCAATTATCCCCATAATTACAGGTGCGGCTGCTGAAATTAAAGACTGCACATTTTCTATAAAATTACTTAATTGAGCATGCACATCCTGAACGAACATGATAATATTCGCTTTTTGTTCTGGAGAAAAACCTAACTTATCTAAGAAATTACTAGCAGCCCCCCAATCACCAGATACGAGGGCTTTCATAGTTTCTACACCATATTGCACTGCTGCTGTAGTTTCTTGTATAAACTGAATAGCATTAGCAGAGAAACCTAGTTTAGTAAGGATGTCATATCCCTCAACTAAAGCATTTCTGTCACCAGTTGCAGCAATCCAGAACTGCTCAATCGCAGCGCCGACTTCTTGAATAATGCCAATAGCATTACGGAGCGGTTCGAACACTTTATTCATGGCTTCTTGTCGTTGTCGGGTTTGTTCAATACCTTGTTGAAGTTTCTGGTATTCTACTTCAGACTCATCGAGAACTTTATTCGCTTCTTCCTGAGTCATTTTCCCTTCTTCGACTTTCATTTTTAACTCTTCTTTTTTCTGAGCTAACATACCATCAGCATTCATCATATCTTCAGCGTGTTTTTTGGCTTTTTCTAACTTTTCATTGTACTCTTCTTGCGTTATCTTCCCTTTTTGGAGATTCATATCAAGAACAGCTTTAGATTGAGCTAACTGTTGATCAGACTGTTGCATTAACTTCGCAGCTTCAACAGCACGTCCAGATGGATCTAACCAGTCAGTAAGAGATTTAACAGCGCTATTCGTTCCGTTTGTCATTGCAACAAGTGCAGGTTCGACGTGTGAGAAAACAACAAGTCCTAAATTTTCTAAACGCGATTTAACGCCATCAACTGCACCAGATAAGTTATTCGCCATTGTTTCAGCCATAACTTTTGCAGAGCCTTCGGAAGACTCAAGGGAACTTACCATGTCATCAAATGCAGGTTTACCACCCTTGATAACCTGAATCCAACCTGCGTATGCTTCTTCACCAAAGATCGCTTTAGCAGCAGCTATTTGTTGAGATTCGGATAACTTCCCGAAACCATCATGTAATTGCCCGATGATTTCATTCATTGGCTTCATATTGCCTTGCGTATCAGTTACAGATACGTTCAATGCTGATAACGATTTAGCTGCTTCTTTTGGTGGTGCTGCTAAACGAGATAAACCAGCTCTCAATGCAGTTCCGGCCATTGATGCCTTGATACCGTTGTTGGCGAATGTTTGTGCGATTGCAGCTGTTTCTTCAATGCTAAGACCGAATGTAGCAGCTACAGGAGCAGCGTATTTCATGGTCTCGCCAAGCTGTTCGACGTTTAAATTGGCAGTTGCTTGGGCCAATGCAAATACGTCAGCAGCTCGGCCTGCTTCTGAAGCTTTCATACCGAATGGAGTCATCGTATCGGTTACAATATCTGAAGCTTTTGCAAGGTCTAACGCACCAGCAGTCGCTAAATCAAGTAGTGGTTTAGATGCTGCAATCATTTGGTTGGAATCCCATCCCGCAAGAGCCATATATTCATAGGCTTGGGCTACGTTTGTAGCGCTCCAACGTGTTTCAGCGCCTAATTTACGTGCATTCGCTCCAAGTTCAGCCATTTGTAAAGCATTAGACCCTGAAAGGGCTTCTACTTTTGACATCTGTTGAGTGTATTCGGAACCAACTTTAACTACACCAGCAATCGCAGCGCCTACACCAACTGCAACACCAACTAGTCCACCCATAGCTATAGCAGCACCACCAACAGAAGAACCTAAACCTGCTGCCGCTTGTCCAACTTGACCAAATCCACGACCTAAGATACCTGTGGTTCTTTTCCCGCTTCTTTCTGCGTTAGTCAATCCTCTTTGTAACTGATCATCTTTTAAGAAGATCGACCCAAACATCTTAAATAATTCCATTTATTCACCCGCCTTTCCGCGGATTTTAGCAACACGAGCAAACACTTCTTCTTTTGTTAATTTTTGTTTTGGTGTTTGTTCGATAGAATTGTTATATTGTTGTACTTGTTCTTGCGTTGGGTTCTCACGTTTATGTTTAAATTGAGGGAATGTTTCTTCGCAATATGGCTGTAAAGCACACCATTCTTCCCATAACATACGATCCATTTCTTTTTTCTTTGCGGTGAGATACAGGTTGATAACTATCTCCGCATCCAAACCCTTTATGTACTCCATGCTTGGATAGCGAGAAGCTAGCGTATCGATAAAATCTATTTCATCAATTTCACCGCATTGGAAAAAAGCTTAACCAGTCCAACTTCTGAGTCTTTGATTGTAATGAATAATCGAACTAACTCTTCTAAATTTAAAGTTCGGATTGTTTCCCAACCTGGAGATGCTTTTTTGCCACCTTCAGCTTCATGAACTAAAATTCCAGCTACAAATTCGAAGAATTCCTGTTCAGCTTCTTCTAGTCCAAAGATAAACTTCATGATAATGTCGTAACCGAAAGTCTCCTGTGCAGCTAATACATCTTCCTGTGTTGCGCCATCTTTATTCCGGACACCCATCATCAAATCTTTTAGTAAATTAATATCAATCTTGAATTTTGATTTCTTTAAAATACGGACAACAGAGAATAAATCCCCACCATTAATTTGTCTTACTGCGTATTCTTTTTCTTGAATTGTTATTGCCACACTCATTCCTCCTTAAAATAAAAAGAGCAGGGATTGTCCCCTACTCTTTAATCGTTTAACCTAATAATTTTGCTGCTTCTGCTGCTTTTAAAATGCGCTTCTTCCATGGTACTTTTCGAATGTTTTCTGGATCGCGATGTCCTGTGAATGTTATCTCTGGAACAACTTCACTTTCATTTTCAAATGACAATTCTAAAGAGCCATCAGATAGTGCGTTATATACGATTATTTCAACAATATCGCCGCCTAATGTTTCACCAACCCACGCTACGTTTTTAAGGTAGCTTTCTTTAGTAAGGCGTTCTGTAGCTTCGATCACATCGTATTTAATCGTTTTTCCATCTTTCGTAACAGTTTCTTCTGAAACTTTTAATCCAGCGATGAAATTCTTGATTTTTTCTTTATCAAGGAATTCTAGTGTTTTAAAGCTTATTTGTGTTTTTGATTTAGTGATACGTTTCATACCCATAGTGTCACCAGGAGAACCATCATAATCAATTTCCTTGAACTCTGGTTCGTACTTGAATGAACCACCACCTTGCGTTGCTCCTACTTTAAGCTCATCTTTCTCTTCTCCATAATTGAAGTAAAACGCACCCCAATCTCCGAAGAGAATATTTTCTGGTTTTGGTTGTGGAGCTGCCATTCAATCAATCCTTTCTATTGTTTAAAATAAGTTCGTAAAATGAAACGCACTTCTTTGCGTCTGATATTCAGGTCGGGATCAGGTACTTTCTGACTCGAAAGATAAGAAATAGCAGCACCAAATTCAGCGCTGCTTAATCTCTTTCTATGAAGATTGTTTTCTAAGTCCGTAATTAGTTGGTCAATCTTCGCTATATGAGCAGAAGTGCCATAAATATCAATTGTAAGCATGATATTCTTTCTTCCCCATGGTTCTTTATCATCGTTAACTGTATATACCAAATACGGCATAACAGCTTTAGTAGTTGCATTTTCGTAGTAAGATTCTTTATGAATCTGTTTTAATTCACTGTGTAATATATTTATAAAGTCATTCATGGTATCTACCTACCTCATTAATGACGAATAGGTTCGTGTCGCCGCTTGTATAATTTGCGGTTTGTTATTTTCTGCTGCTGGTCTAAGGAAAGGCTGTGCGTGTTGCCCTTGTGTTTTGACCATCTTCCCTGTTTTTGGGTCGCGGTACATCCAAGGCGTTTTTCGCCCGTCGCCATCAACAGCATAAATACCAGTTCCTTTTTCAACATAAATACCATAATCAGAAGATGTACCAATAACAGCCTTTTCTTGTTCTGCTTTAGAACTGATGCTGTTTCTCAGATTACTAGTATCTACCGGAGCTAATAGTCTAGCCTTAGAACTAACAAACTGACCAATTGCAGTATGTGCAGCTTTCTTAGCTGCTAAATGTCGTACCATTACTGCAGCTCTATTCGATTGGAATTTCATGCTCATATGGCAACATCTCCAATTCTATTTGAAAGAATCTACCTGCATTCATTGGATCACCAGGATAAGTAACGCTGTATATCTTATTATCGATAACTAATCTGTCTTGAATAGTCACGTCAAATGGTAGGCAGTAAAAGAAATGTGTGCTTTTCTCTTCTACTTTCTTATTACGAGCATCCTTTTCACCTTGGATAGCATCCAACGCACCTTTTACAGTGTTGATTTCTTTCCATTTTTCTGTTGGATATGGGCCATCATCATCAGAATCATAAGTACGAAGTACCGCTGCATCCTTGCCGAACTTACGGATCATAGATTGAATCATAAGACACGCAACCTCACTTTCAGCCCTTTCGTAACACTCGCCGGATAATCTCCAACATCATCATAAGTAACAGAGTAATTACCTAATGACTCGCTTTTCTTCCCTTCTCTTTCCTGCTCCTTATACTCATAAACAACCATCTTTGCGATGATACCAGGATAAGCAGGAGGGAATTCAGGAATGGTTCTATTTGTGTATTCCGAAACCATCAACATTGTATCTTCAATACTTATTAATAAGTTTTCATCACTTATATTAGACACTTGCAGTTTCACACGTTTTAAAATTTCCGCTTTCATGTCCATTTACTCACTCGGCTTCGCAGGTGTTTGTCTTTTCTTCTTAACCGTTTCCCGTTTCGGTTCGTCTACTTCTTCATATGCAGGGTCATTCTTACAATGTTTTATCTGATCAGCATCCGTTACTTCCCATGTGACATCTGTGTTTGTATTTAAAAACCAAGGCATGCTATCTCTCCTTTCAAAAGAAAAGAGGAAAGGCTTAAGCCCCTCCTCCTGGTTTTTGTTCAGTTGGTGCGATTGTAGCTGTAAGTACTGCTAATGACTCTTGACGGAGCATATCGCCGCCATAAACCATAAGTCCACGAATACCATCCGCAAATGAAGTTTGAAGACGTTGTGCTTCTGTTTCGTCTAACTGTTTCCCGTACCCAATAGCAGATTTATGCAATCCCATGATTTTGTATTTACCACCTGTTCCATGCACTTCTTCGGATACAACGATTTGTGAACCGTTGATAATCTGCCCTTCAACAATGCCGCTTTCTAACACAATAGGTTGCTTAGTGAAGCGATCATCTTTAGATAATAGACCTAGAACTTGAGAGTTAATAATTGTGAAACGTTCAGTTTTAGGAACTTTTTTAATATTTAAAATCGTATTTAAATCAACGATATAGTCATACGCATTTTTGGGCGTCAATTCTATTGGAGCAGCGTCACTACCAATTAGATGTTCTTTAAGTGCTCCTGTATACTTCCCTAAAATGAAAGTATCTACCGTTTCCTGAAGCACTGATCCTGCTTCTTGCGTATGTGGGTCAATTAAGTCTCCTGCTGCTTGTACTGCATCTACATCATCTACTTTGAACGCAAAGTACTTCTTCTGATCCATATTAATTTCTACTTTAGAAGGGTTTGTATCATCCCATTCAACTTTACCTTCATAGTCTTTTACATTTACAGCACCAACACGGTTAAAGATAATTTTGTTACCTTCAATCTTTGTTGGCTTTGTTGTAATTAAATCAGCGATAGAACGCTTGTGGAAGTTCGCCATTAAACGCGCTTCCCAAATTGTTGGAATAAAAGTTGCTACTGACATATATTATTTCCTCCTTAGTTTGTCCATGTTTTCATATCTTTTTGAATTTGATCCCAGTTTGCGTTAATTTCAGACTGGTTCATTGTTGATACTTGTTGACGTGTAAATACAGCGCCTGTTCCGCTACCTGCATAGATATCACGACCAGCAGCTTTAAATTTCTCTGCTACTTTTGCTTCTAATGAAGTTGTATATAATTCATTAAGCTTTGCTACACGTTTATTCGTGTCATCAGCATCATTACCAATCACAAACTCTACAAATTTAAGGTCTAATCCAGCTTCAGATAACGCTTCTGTTGCAGCCCACTGCATTTCTTTTTGATGTAACACCTTTTCGCGTTCATCTGCTTGTTTTTGTAATTCTTGCATGTCATATTCCGCTTTTTCTTGAGCGGTCATAGAAGCAGTTTTATAGTTTTGTAGTTCTTTCTGTGTCGCACTGAGTTGTTTTGTATACTTTGTACGCACTTTGTCTTCTGCTGATTGAACCATTTTCTCGATAAATGCTTTTGTTGCTTCATCTAACTGCGGTTCAGTTGGTTCTCCTCCAGGATTTACTCCTGCTGGTGGATCTACTGGATCTACCGGCGGCTCAACTACAACAGGATCTTCAGCAAAGAATTGAATGTTTGCTAAACGTAAGCGATATGGTAATTTTGTTACTTCTTTCTCTTTAAAAAACTGTAAATCTGCTTGTTTTTGTACTTGTTTCATCATTATTCCTCCTTTGAGTTCCTATGAATACGCCCTGTTAAGTTCGTAATCTATAAGCCCTCAAGTGTTTTGTTTTTATTCAAGAGAGTTTTGCCACTCTTCATAACTAACTGCGGTAATAACTTCATTTCTGCCTGTTGTTGGGTTCCTAGCCCTTCTTTCAATGAATGGACTAACATCAGCTACCTCAGTAATAAACGTACAGCGACAACGAACAACCTCTTTAGCAGGTAAGTTGCTATCGTGCGGATACTCACATTTATGGCCACCAACACTAAACAGCCCATCGAATGGTACTTTCTGATGATCTGCTGCTTGGTGAGAAGGTCGTGTTCTCTTATCTAATGTAGAAATCCAAATCTTCTCCATTTGAACGCCTTGTTCTACTGCTTGTGATGCACTATCATAAGTACCTAAGTTTTGTACTCTGGCACTTTCTGTCCATGCAACAGCCATCGCTTTCTTCGCATCACCATCTAATGAACCTTTGATTCGATTGGCCATGACTGCATATCCTTCGCCTTTTCTAAGACCGATAGATAACTCTTTGCGTATTTGGCTTACTATTTGTACTCGATGTGTGCTTAACCTTTGATTGAGTGTCATTTTATCAATTGGCATTTGCACCGCTCTTTTAATGACGTTTGGGTCAATCAACCCATATGCAAGTGATATCCCTACCTCTTGCTCAATAAGATAACTCGTATAATAAAAAGACTCCCCATATTGAGTGGAGAGCTTTTCGTCGAGAGTTTTCTTCTTCTCGTATGTTATTTCGTTGATTACTTGCAGCAGTTCACTTTGCATGTTCTTATATCGATTAAATCGACGCATTTCCTGCATACTTAACTGCTCATTTACCGCATATTTGGCATAATAAAAAGCCAGTATTCCTCTGACTTCTTCTAAAGCATCTTTATACAGGTAAAGGATCGCTTTCTCCAGTTCGTCCTCTATCTTTTGTAGGTGTTTTTGTTTCTTGTCCCATTCCATTAGAATCACCTACCTTATTCACAGTGTCGAGATTAATGGAATCAGCTTCTTCTTCCTGCATCTTCTGTATTTCCGCTTTAGGATCATGAATAGCAGAGAATAAAGATAAACGTGTTTCTTCACTCATTAAACCTTGTAGTTTCCCTTGTACATCAGCTTCATCGGCTAAGTTAACCGGAATGTTTCGTGTGAATTGAAACGTCATACAAAGGTAGTCTAGCTCGTCTTTGTTTGAGCGTAAGTTCCAAGCGTCAAACAATAACTTAAATTGTTGTCGCAATGACTTAGTAAACTTCATTTCTAGCGTTCCTGATTTCGTTTCTAAAGCTAATAGCTTATAACGAATAGCAACACCAGTAAGATTACCACCAAATGATTCATCGGAAAGGTTAACATGCTTTGTAAAACGACATATATTCTTTTCTAATCTGTCGAGATGGTGTTCCAAGATGTCGTCATCAAGACTTTTAGTTAGAAATGATGCAGTTGCTCCTTCTGGAAGTTCTATGGCACCAGACTTTATTAAATCCTTCGTAGTCTCTTCATCTATTTCAACGCCTGTAAATACCATATAAGCTAGACGGAACTGCTCAATTTCACTGTTCACATCAGAAAACGCTCTGTCGTACCCTTCTATAAGTGCAATAGATTTATCAACATCACCCTGCAACTCTTCATTGTTAGGGAAACCGATAAGCGGTACACCTTTGTATAAGTTAGGGATGCGTTTTGTTTCTTGTAACTTATCTAAATCTTCACCAGTGTATTCAATTATGTTTGTTTCATTGTAAAATTCTACTTTGTATCCATCTTTAAAATCATCACCATCAATTACTTTGATTGGATAGCAACGAATAGCGTACGTAGGCTCCGCAACGCTTGAATTAGTAAGGAAGATAGCTTCATAAGGTTTGATATTCATAACCTTTTCAATGCCTTCTTTATCGTGATACAGCAGTCTCGCTCCATATCCACACACAGAAGCAAACTTCCCTGTTTCCGCATCAGCATCTTCAGTATGATTTGCTTTTAAAAAGTCCTGGATACGTTTTAATACTTCCTCATCGTCATGATCTAAGCTATATGAAATAGGTAATCCAAACATATACCCAATCTTCGTATCAATAATTTCAGAGAAGAAGTCATTGTTTAACTTGTTGTTAACTTTATCCTTATTACCGTCACCTTTAAACTCACGAGTAAAGATAGGCACACCTTTTTCACTTGCTTTATAGCGTTCGTACCTGTTAATCATGCGTTGTTTTAATGGTTCAAACTCATCGATAATCTTTTTAAGTAGTTTAGGTGTAGGTTCTCCATTATTTTCATCTAGCAGTGGAATATAGTGTTCAAACATCGTCTCACCTCCTTAATAGATTGACTTAACAGCTCTCGCTTTTCTATTTTCACTTTTCTCTGTGTAAATCGCATAACGTACAGCATCCAAAACATCGTCCCATTCCTTCACTGGTTCGCCTGTTTTCTCATTCCATACATACATGAACACTTCTTTCTTAAAGCGTTCTACACACTCAGATACAGCTTTAAAACTATCTGTCTTGATGTATTTAGCGACCATTTCAATGCCAGATAAGACGGATTTATCGGCGTTTCTTGCTCGTAAACCTTCTCGTTTGAATCGTTTTATATGTTCAGGCCTTGCAGTATCGCAATAAAAAAAGATGTTGCCATAACGTTCTTTCACGTCTTTAGCTACACCTACCCAGTAATCTATTTCTTCATGTTGTCTTGCGTGTTCTTCTAATAAATATAGATTTTCTTTATCGTCTTCACCAATAACAATGATGGACCCGAAATGCTCATAACCCCAATCGACACCAGCAAAGTATTTCGTAAATTTGATATCTTTTAAATTAGTTTCTTCTATATAATGTACATTTTTATTGAAGTCTTTATATACAACTCCATCAGCGCTACACCATAAGCCTTTTATATTGCGATCGTAAAACATCCCATCAGGAGTAGAAGCCTTAATACGTTCTCTATATCTTTCATTCAAGAATGTATTATCATCTAATTCATATTGAAATGCTTTTATCGTTACATTGTCATCTTTATCGATGTAATCTGTTTTCAGCCAATGCTCTGGATGGTCTGGGTTCGTATCAACTAATACTCTTGCACCATCTCCGCTACAACGAGACTTAATTTCATCGAATACAACCTTATTAGCAAGAGAACCTTCATTCACATAAGCTCCATAAGCAGTCATACCGCGAATGGTATCTAAATGGCTTATCTTAGAATGACCAGTGCAGCATACAAGGACTCCAAACAATTTGAATCGATTGTATTTATCCATATGAAAATCAATACCGTATTTGTTTGTGAGCTCAATGAGCACATTCTTTGCTAATGTACCTAAAGATGCACCAGCAAGGATATACTGCGGTAAATCCACACCTTCATTATCAGCAATACGTCTTACTCGTCTTAACTCAGCAAGGAATAGATCATTATTTAAGATTGTTTTACCAGTACGTTTCGCACCATGTTGTATTAACATGAAGTAATCATTGTTATAAACGTAATTCAATACTTGTTGTTGTTTCTCGTTATACAGTTCGTTCATACTCATTTCTTAAACGCACCTTCTAACTTATCCAAGTATTGGCCAATCTTATCTTCAGCAGGATTTTCATCCTTTAATTCATTTCTAATCTTATCTATTTGAGCGTTCATCAGATTCAATTTAGCGCGTCTTTCATCATCTATATTAGCTAACTTATCAAAGTCTCTAATAAGAGAAGACAACGTGCTCATTGCTCTTGATTGAGCGTTTAAGAATGTAGCGTGTTTGTCCCAAGCAAATTGAATTTCCCATTCTTCTTCAGAAGAACTTCCAGAGTCAGAATAACTTTCTTTAGTTTTCTTCAATTCTTTAGTCATATCATCTTGGTCTTTAACAAACATCAATCGTTGAGCTCTAATAATAGCCGTGTACTGAATCGTTATGTTTTCCCATAACATATCAATTGGATTCTTCTCCATGATCTCAGCAGCTAAATCAGCAACATCCTCAGGGAAGTGTTTGCGGAAGAAACCGTGAGTAACAGCATTATCATTTCCTTTTGGTGGACCATGCCCAACAGCATTCTTATTCCCATACTTAGGATTTTTGTTACCAGAATTACCTATTGCGTTTTGATTTCCTTTCAATGAAGCGGATAACTTTTGCGAAGTACTACGTTTCTTTTTCGCAGTACTACAATCGTTTTCATTTGCAGTACTACAATCAGAACCATTCAATTTAGCTACCCATTTGTCTCTAGATTTCCATGAGGAAATTGTTTTCTCTTGCTCTTGAAGAATCTCGGCTATCTTCCGATTTGTGATATCTCCATTATGTTCTTTATAAATCTCAAATGCTTTATCTCTATTCGGGCTCCTTGCTTTAGCCACGACCACCACCTCACGATAGACTCTATTAGTTTTTTATTTAAGCTTTTAAAAACTCATCAATTACTTTATCTAATACACTAATAAACGCCTCTCGCGTTTGCTTTGGCGTCATGTCATCGTTCATTTCGTTGTGCATTGATATAGCTCTTTCTAACTTCTGAGCATCAATGCGTTGTTTTACTAATTCCACACCAATAACATTATTTATTAAATTGCCGATAACAACCATTTGTTCTTGTTTAGTTAGTTTCATTTATCTCTCACTCCCTTGATATCATTCGCTGATATCTTAATAGCATCTGTTGTATGCTCAACTATAGATTCCGCTGTTACTAACCCATCTAATGAAATCCTAACTGTAGAATCCATTCCGACTGATTCACTTTCATTAATCTTTTTTATTATTTCAGATTGTTTAACTACTTGTTTAATATCGGTTACGCCCACTTTATCGGATAACTCACGTTCTAAATCGCCAATATGTTTCTTTAATGAATTTACAGTTTCATTCAATGTGATAATCTGTCCTCGCATGACCATTTGCTCCGAATACATTTGTTGTACTGAGACCTCAAGTCTATGATTTATAACATCTATATTCTCCATCCTTCATCCTCCTCTAAAATAAAAAAGCAGCGGATTCGCTACTGTAATTGTTCAACTATCTCATTAAATAACTGTTTCCCTTTTTCTGTATATCTTTTCAATCCACCATCAGCAAAGTATTCACCTTCGTTACTAATCACTTCAATCAATACATCTCCTTTTTCCCAAACCTGCAAAGAGAATGCAACACATGATTCAAATTCTTTTAACGCTTCTTCTCTGTCTGTGGTAGCTAACATAATATCCGTATCAGCATTGTCCCACATCACAACTGTATAGATCAGCACGAAATCACCTCAAAAGAATCTTATTTTTAAAAATCCATAACGAAAACTAATTTATGCAGGGAAATTAATAATTCATACATAACGTTTTCTATTTAGTTTACATAACCATTCTTATACTCAGTTGTTTAAAGTTGATATCATGGGAAATCGTTGATACCACTCGCTTTCCGTTACATATCATTCCATATATTTATGCATGATTTTATGCACGCCCTATTTTAGCGGGTTTTCAGCACCTAATCACCGTTATTTCCTGCATAAACTTCACTTTGTTAACTTTCTCTATTTTTGTGCAGTTTCTATTTAACTTCGATATCACAATTTTCATTTGTCGCTACTTCCCAATCATCTTCCAATATTCCGCTGATTGTAAACAAGATGTCTTTTGTGTCTAATAAATCAATTACTTCACCAGTTTTAGCGTGTATTTCAATCTTCCCGCATTTATATACCCAATATCCGCGCCATGCTTTTCTCTTAATTGGTGTACCTGCAATAAACGTCGCAAATAAATTTTTAAAATTCACCCTTACTTCCTCCTCTATTTTCGTTCGTTGTGTTCGTTTGTTTTGTAACATATCGATAATACATGCGAAGGATGATTACCCATATTAGAATCCCGAAGAAGTCTACCCAATTCATCCCCATATAAGCCAACCTGTTCCTAATCCGATTAAGACTGGGACAGCTAAAACAATAACAAGCACCGCTAACCATTCTTTATCACTTGCCACTTCCTCACCCCTTATCTTTCCTTAACAACAATCAATCCCAAAATCTTTCTGCTGCTTTCTTACCTAAATAAGCGAATAAGCCTTTCACAACAATAGCTAATACCCATACTATCGAACTAATCGTAAACACTGTCATATAACTAACATCCAATTTAAAGATGAAACTAACAATCCACGCCAAACCTAGCCAAGTAGCTGACCACATTCCAAATGAAATAATAAGCAATCCTAATACAGCAAAAGTAAATACTGCTCCTAATCCTTTCAACATTTTCTCATCTCCTCCTTAACAACAAACAAGACGCCACCCAGATCACGGCAGCGCCTACGAGAATTGCTATTGGTTTAATTATTAAAAGTAGATAAATAGCTTTGAATTTTAGCAAATGAATCGCCATAAGTAAATCCAGTAATACGAATACCTTTAGCGAATTTGTGGTTTAAATTCTCGTCATACGTTTTCTTATAATACTCTAGCTTATCAGCGATATTAGCTCGACTATTAATAATAACCTCCGCATCATTGAATCCTTCCATTTCGATTAACACACCTATGTAATCCGTATTATTAGTGATAGCAAAGTTAAAGCAAATCTCCATTTGTTCAAATGTACAATCCATCATTCATCCTCCTAATCAAATGTCCATTTTGTTCAATAAAAAAAGAACACTATAAAGTGTCCTAAGCTTCTGAGTATAAGGTATACGACAATGCCTTGCCCGTTCTAATGGTGCAACATAAAAGAGCTTTATAGCGGAATATATATAGCTCTCGGAAAAGGAATAAGTTGGTTGGCATTGACTCGATATTGTATGTTTGGGAATTCCTTATGTGCAATAAAGAAGAGACCTATAAGGTACTCGTCCGATACGATTATAAAGAATGAATACATCGTGTTCAGTTTATTAGTATATGCTTGTCTCATTCAAATTTTTACTGGTTTAATGTGTAATTTCTATATAACAAAGAAAATTATTCTTTCTAGACCCGGAACTAACATACATATTGGCTAATTCCTGGTTTACAAAAAACAAAAATCCATCACCGAAGTGACAGCTTTCAAGGGGATGGGAGAAAAGAGAGAAAACAAATGGCAAAGTTTCTCTTAGATCAAGGCTGAGTACTCTCAACCTTCTCCAAATCACCGCATCAACATCATATGGCTACACGCCTTGCGTTCGGTTAATTCGGTGACTGGGAGAAGACTAAGAATCTTCTCGTTTATACTCCGTAGAGTCGGCTACTTAATGTCATTTTCACCAATTTCTTTTACACAATGTGATTATATCTAGAGGGAATGTGTTTATTCCGTCCCCCTTGTTTGAACCAATACACAAGACTGAGGGGAATGTTCAGCTGCATTGGCTCAAACAAAGAGCGGAAGCTCTCTGCTCGTTTAGACCTATATTTTTTAGAACGCTATAGTTCATCCAATCGAACGAACCATCACCACATTTGTAAAACGACCCATCTCGAAATCAAGACCTTGAAAGTAGTTTCCGCTACCTCTCAGTAATAATAGTGTATCACCTAAATATCAAGAACAGTGTGTCATCGTTGTGGCATGATTGTGGCTTCTTTTCATTTTGCTGCTCACTCTTCTAATATGGTCATAGCTATAACCTAACTCACTAGCAACCTGTTTTAAATTGAATCCCATTACATCTCGCAAATAAATAATCTGTTGTTCTAGCCCCTTCTTCTTACTCATAACAAACTGCGCTTCCCCCATTAATACTTTCTTATCAACAATACGTTGTTTTAATCGTTCTGACTTCTCCATAATACGATCATGACGACCTGCTATTTCATCTAATGCCAATGGAATTTGTCCACCTGTTACACGGTCTTTGCTGTAGTCTGTTACTCCATTAAACTTAGGTGCATTCATATGCATATTTTTAATCAGGTATTTATGTTCTAACTTCAGGTCCTTTAATTCAATCTCCATTAATTCAATTTCTTCTCCTAAGTTTTGATAAATGTTTGTCATGGTAAATCCCCCTATTTCGAATTTGTCTTTTTAACATCACATAAGGTACGTGAAATTTTACTATCTCATTGTTGAATAAGGGAACATCACATAGTAAGTAGCCCCCACCATCTACTTTGCATTGTTCCGTTATCCATTAAGCTGTTTCTCTTTTACTTATAGCTGCTATCTTCTTGTCTTCATCATGAATTCTCCAGCCATCGTTAAAGTGATCAACTAACTCCTGATACTTAAATACATCGAATATCGTAACGTACTGACAATCTCCAAATCCTGGTTCTTTTCGAAACAACATATATTCTCGTGTACCTTCGTATCTTCTAATGACACTCACCCCTTTATGATCTTGTCCATTCACCTAACTTCTTGTCCCATATCACAACGATTAACTCTTGTTGGTGCTGGTATTCCCATAACTTCTTTCTTATCGGAAATCCTTCATTGATAGCCTTCTTATGGCCCTTTACGTCAACCGTCTCCACACGTCCATCTGAGTACGTTACTTTAAAATCAGGTGTAAACTTCATAGCTGACTTTTTCGACTTACCTGACTTCGTTATGCTGCTCTTAATCTCAAAAGATGGTATAAGGGTGAAAGAGGGATGACAATCTATATGACTGACATCATCCCTGCTTTTTAAGTACTTGTAATAGTTCATTTCTGATTGTGAATCGAAATTAATTCCGTCATAAGTTACTTTCTTCTGCTTAATTCGCGGTTTGTTCTTTTTCTTAGTTGTAGCTTTTCTCTTTTTAATCAATTAACACACCATCTTTTATGTTTAATGTGTTGTCTTTTGAATGAAGCGGTACGCTTATACTTCCTTATCGTTCTTTCACATTTAATTACAAATTCTTTAATCTGATCCCATACCTTTAGGAATAACTCCTTAAATCGAACCATTTCCGGGCTATCCATGATTTCCTGTACCATTTCCCTTTGCTTGTCCTTATCAGGTTCATTTACCGCTGCTGCTATTCGTTTTTTTAGGTCCTGCACTTTCAAATCATCCATTCTCTTAACCTCGCTTTCTATTCCATTTGTCCTTTGCACTCTTCAAGAAAATCAATAACTTCCTGAACATGCTCCCTTGTTGTCATAATCTCTATCACGTATCCTTCGTCGTTATAAACATTAACCTTACTTCCTGTAAA